GATCAACACTTGCCGATCCTTAGATGAACGTTTCACAAACTAATCGTCTGATCACGTCCGGCTTGGTGGAAGGACTGAAATCCCCCCTTGGTGCCTTAGCGGCTATCGAGCGTTTCTTCGAGAGGAATGGACCCCCTCTTGAGTCTCGCATCGCGCTAAGATATCTCGGTCCCATTATACACAAGGTATATGGGAGAGTGTGTGTTGATCACCCCACCCGTTTTCTCGTTGAATCGTTAGTTCAACGGGAAAGCGGAAGAGCGCAACGCGCTGTTGAAGTAATTTCCGAAGTGTTCGAACTTCTAAATTTCAACTTCAAGGCTTCCGAGATGATGTATGCCTACATCAAATTCCTTTGCTGGTCGTTAGCCGGTGTGCTTGAGTCAAATCTCAAGTATCAAACCGTCTATATCTCCGCAAAGGGGCTTGGGCAAACAGAGTTTCCGAAGAGGCCAGTTGACTTCAATGGCGCCGAGCACCGGCTCCTTGGCCGGGACTCCTCCGAAACGATAAAGCTCTATCTTTACAACAAAAAAAGTTGTAAGAGCTCTTTCGCTAGGAGACTTGCGTATAGTCTGCTTCAGTGCAAGCGAGGAATGCTGCCTGTAGCCGACGAGTTCAAGGCGCGCGAGGTTCAAAAACACCATAAAACGGTGTGTACCAAGCATGTCCCATCGGAGAATTTCTCCGACTCCATATCGTTTGAGATCAAACGGACAGTCCGCGAGGTTTTTGGAAAACCCCGGACTCGTGACCGTGATCCCGAATGGGAACTGCCCTCATTGAACGGCCATTACTCCTACGGAAGGAATAAAGGTGGTGCATTTGGGTATGTTTACAAACGGTTAGGATTGTCTTCTTGCTACGCAAGTCGAGGTCTTTGTTTTAAAGAGCTCACTGCGATGCTAGACTTGGGAAAGCTTGGTGTGCACTGTGTTTATGTGCATGTTGACCCTTCAGACGTAGAGCGGGAATTCCGCTCGGTCTTCCGCGAGGCCTTGCTCAAGACGAAATGTCACGCTAAGGCGTATCCAGTTCTCGAACCTTTTAAGGTGAGGATGATTACCGCCGGCGACGAGCAACTCTATTGGGTTGCACGAAGCTGGCAGGTTGAAACTCATCGTAGGCTTCGGGAAGTCCCAGTGTTCCGGTTTACAGGTTTACCCTGTTCCGAACACGAGATGGACAGGCTTTTGGGCCTGTTTCCGAATCTACCGGATACACGTTACATTTCGGCTGATTACTCGTCTGCTACGGATAACCTTGATCCGGACTATAGCGAGTTAGCCTTACATGAGATTTGTTCTGCTCTAGGACACAGTCTCGAGTACGAGTCCATTTGTCGCGTAGCTCTGACGCGACATGTCGTCCACTATGACCACCTCAAGCTCAAGTTTGAGGGAGAGGCACCTGTCAAAGGCTCCCAGAAATGGGGGCAGATGATGGGTTCTCCCATCTCCTTTATCATCCTCTGCATTTTAAATGCAGCGGTCTGTCGGGCTGCCATTGAGCAGTCCTATGACCGGACCTTCTCGCTTTGGGATTGCCCCCTCCGTGTTAACGGAGATGATGCGGCCTTTGCGATAAGGGAACGGGATTATGGGGGATGGAAGTCTCTCACTCAAGCCTGTGGTCTTGAGTTCTCTGCTGGTAAGAACTACGTCAGCAGGGATTTCCTTATGATTAACTCGGAACTTTACCATGTTCGACGTCTTGTCGATTTCTATGGTAGTACTGTTCTCTCCTCTCGTTTTGAACCATTTATTAATATGGGTCTAATGAGAGGACAGAATAGAGTTCTTGAGAATCAGAGGGATGAGAAGGTCTTTGGTAGACAGACATGTCACGCTCAGCGCGGCGATGATAGCTTATCTGCGAAAGCCCATGAACTTGTTCTAGGTCATGGGAAAGAGATGCAGGACCGATTGCTTTCGAAAATGCTCCTTCATATGGAGGACGACCTGAAGGTTGTCCCCAAAGGGATGAGTTGGTTCCTTCCCCGCCAGTTAGGCGGGTTAGGTTTACCAATCACCCGTGAAGTTGAGTTTTCTCTCGGCGATCGACGCCTGGCAGCCTATGTGGGCTGTCATCCCAACCGGGCACTTTTGAGTCAAATCAATGGTGCCTCGGGGGATATAGAGCGCGTCTCTTTTATGCAGTTTGCCATGCAACGCCAGCTTGATCTTGCTGACATGCTGGGACTCGTACACTGTTATGAGCGTTTTGCAGACCCTCATTCCATCGTTGATCTTCCTCTTACCACCCGCCTTGATTTCGGGGCGGGCTGGGAAAGGGAGAAGAGCGATGCTAGGGGATCGACGTTCAGAATGGTTCTGGCTAAAGCTTTAAAGGCCAAGTTAAGCCCTATGTCATTGTACAAGATAAGATCTTGGTCCAATGACAAGCTCACGTGGGTGATCAACACACAAGGGGGCCCTCAGGATTCCGAGAATAGGATCTCCGGAATCTCCTTGCCCTAATGGGAAGGAACAGACAGCTTGCTGTCTGGGATTAGCATCCGAGAAGAATTGCTAGTCCTGAGGGATGATATAGGAAAGAAGGTCACAATGCCTGTATCATTATGATGTGATCACGAACTTTAAGCCAGAGTTATCTTCGCGTACGGTTCACGGGACAAGTTTTGTCCGAAAGTGAACGTGAACTGAGTATGCAAGTTTCAATCTCTGTAGAAGTCGTGTGGGAGTCGGG